TATCGCAAAAGCAATGCTGAACTAAGGCTAGTCTCTGTCCCCTCCAAATGATCAATAGTAATTCTTGGGCTTGCGGTATTTCTAACGGAAAGCTCATGGGTAATTTGGTCGCCGCCCCCAGAAGGATCAATGGTTACAAAACCAAAATGGTTTACATACATACAGTCATTAACAGTGTCGGCAAGTCCTGTCTGAAAAACAAACATACCGCTACCGCTAGAATTACCAGCTTCTACTCGTAAAGTAGCCGCAACTCCTTCATTGCCTGCTTCTTTGTGTGCAAATTGAATTTGACCAATACCATTTCCCGAGGCGATTGTAGTGTCATCGCGCTCAAATCTAATAATAGGGGCGGTATCTTTAGTTAAATGTAAGTTTGTTTGGGGATTAGTCTCATTAATGCCAACATTTTCATCGCTATCAATCGTAATCGCAGTGCTTGTGGCGTTATCGTCAATACCAGTAGACGTAAACGTAGTGAACGTGCCTGCGGCGGCTGTAGAACCTCCGATTGTAACGCCATCGGCTGTTCCACCGTTTATGTCGGCAGTAGTAAGTACGGCACTTGGTATTGTTACCACACCAGAAGAATTTATGCGTAAATTACCCGTGATAGCGTCACCAGCCGGTGACCACAGTTCTACAGAACCATTATCATAAAAAGCTATGCCGCTGTTGCCAGTACCGGCAGATGGGCCATTATTTATGAAATAGGCATATCCAGTACTTGTCGTGCCAATTGTTAAAGAGTCAGTACTTCCGTTGAACTTAACGTAGTGGTTTGTAGCGTCAAATTCCGTAAAGCCGTTACCTACAGTTAGTCGCGTAGCGGTAGCGTTATCGTCGATGCCTGTGGAGGCAAAGCTAGTGATAGTGCCGCCTGATATGTCATCACCAGTAAGCGCCCTAGCCTCTGCTTGATTGCTAGCGTTGCCAATAAAGACATTGCCATCATCTAGGTTAGGCGTGGCGTTTGTCCTTCCCGCACCACCAACCTTAATAGAACCAGCAGAGGCATGGGATCGGATAACCGTCCCGATATTCTGAAGCAGGGATGATTCACCCGTAGGCGCAGTAGTCGTTATGGCTCCCGCAGTAGTTGATACATAAACGGTGTCGCCAGCGGCAAAACTTGATGTATCGAGATCGTACAGGGTGCCAAAGGTGACAACATTAACAGCCGCGTTAAGGCTTGCGTCTGCTTCTGCCAAGCCATAGGCAGGCATCTTGCTGGCGTCATTAGCGTCAGCCTTTGATACCTCTGGCGTATTACCTGACACACCAGACACATAGACCACATCGCCTTTGCTTAACGCTTCAGCGGCCTTTGCCTCAAAGATAATTGCACCAGATACCTCAACCTTATCGTCATTGAGATTGATAAAGTTGGTATCTACTTCCGCATTAGTAAGGGGCGAACCTTTAGGACTTGTGCCATCAGTCTGCGTGGTTTCCCGTGTAACGATAGTAGCCATAGAGATGCGCCCCTACTAAATTAAGATGCAGTTAGAGTTATGACCCAAGTCACCGACATCGTATCGTCAGCGGCTTTATTAATCTCCGAAAAAACCACACGACACAACATAGTGCCAGCGGTAGAAGCATTAAAGATGCCTGCCTCTGTAACCGCGCCAGTCGCGTCACCCGCCTCAAACGATGAGACATAGGTAATGGTATTGGTTGATACCGTTGTGCTGTCCAGAGCCTCTCTAGAGCCTAACAGCGAGCCTAGATCAGTATCGCCAGCCGCCGCCGCAGTTGTGCCAGAGCCTAAGCCCATGTGCGACATAACTGCTTCGCTGGTGCCTTCCATGCGGTCACAAATAAAGTTAAGCCCTGCGGATACCACAAGGTTATTTTCGTGCCGCTCCTCTTTGACGTTGCCATCCTTGTCCTTGACAGTGATAAATACGTCACCTTTTAACTTCAAGCTATCTTCCATAGTCCACCTCAGAAGGTTCTAGCTACTCCCACATAGTCCTCTAGAAAGTAACTAATGTCACAGTAGTCTTGGTTTACGATGGTTCCAGAATCAGCTACAGCGCCGCCATCTGAGGCCACCTTAGTGAATTGTGCGGTTTGATTCTCAGCGACACCGATACCATCACTGGTATTCTTGAAAAAATCGGCGGTCTGGTCATCACCTACAGCGGCCCCATTGGAGTCATCTGTAGCGTTAATTGTATCAGATAGGGTCTTGCCAATCGCGTTAGTCTGCGTGTCTGTAAGCCCTGCGCTGTTCGCTAGGTGCTTACTGAAATCAATTACGTTGCTGTCTGTCAGCTCGGCACTATCTGATAGATTTTTGCCAAGGTTTATAACGTGTACGTCTGTAGACCCTAGCGAATCACTGAACCCTCTGGAAAACGCTACCGCGTGCGCGTCTGTAATAGGCACATTGTCCGAAAACGCTTTACTGAAAGCTCTGGTTATCTCATCTGTAAACGCGGCCGAATCGCTTGGATTCTTGCCAAACTGCGTGGTTTGATCGTCTGTAATTGCCGTGCTGTCTGATGCTGACTTGCCTACTGACTTAGCTGGGCTGTCAGTAACAGATGGCGAATCTGTAAGCGCCTTGCCTACAGCCTTGCTATCGGAATCCGTAACGCCTAAAGATTCTGCAAAGGTGCGAATAATAAGGAAATAGCCAACCGCTATCGCATCAATAACGGGGCGCAGTGATGTAACAGCGGCTTTAGCTCTACGGCTTACAACCTGCGCTATAGGCCGCAGACTTGTGATAGTCCGCTTGATACCGGACATTAGAAGTCCTCACGGATTACTATATCAACCTGCTCGTAGACGGTTTCTACCGTTGCATCTGCAAGGGTAAGCTCTAGCTCTCCCTCGTAATTACCTGCGGCTATTGTGGCAAGTTGCCCGCCATCTAACGAAAAGTATAGGTTGCCTTCCTCTAGGTTTGAGCCAATGTCAGCGGCAGTAAGCGTAAACGAAAGCGTGTCAGTGCCTTTTTTCCTGACTTTTAGCCGCGCAGAGCCGCCAGATACGTCAATAGCCGCGCCTGTATCTTCCCGCGTAACCGTGATGTAGATTTGCGGCCCTGTATCGCCCTGTACCAGATAGATTGTAGTCACTGGTAGAACCTTTTAGAAAATGGAAGTTTGCTCATTTTATCATATCGGCTTTGTCGGCCATACGACTTCTGACTTATCTGTAGCGCTACTGTAAGTGTCTGGTAGCTCTCTAAGCGCCTGCCTGTATGCTCGCCATTCTGCCTTTTTTTCTTCGCTTAATGGCGAATCATTAGCTTGCGTCCAATCGCACCACTGCAACAAAGCGTCACGTTTTCTGCGTATTCGTAGCCAGCTAATCATCGTACACCTATAAATTCCATTTCCCAGCGCCTATAAAAGCCTTTTATGCCGCTGTTCGTATCAAACTGCGTACAGTCATCACGCCAATAAACGGTTAGTGCGCTTGTTCTTTCGGGAAATGCCACCACGACTGACTGCTGAAAAATGTTTTTATCGGCCGATGTATCGTTTATATACGGATGCACATAATACCAAACAGAATAAATTGTAGATGATCCTGTAATAGGAAATGAGCTGGCTACAGACCATTCAATCTCTGGCTTGTCGCCTCCGTCATCTTCCCAATTTGCGCCATCCGTCACTTCCCACTCAAAGAAAATACGCAAATACGGCTTATGTGAAAGTGATGTGTCGGATACGGCGGGAAGGGTTAACGATTTTAACAACCCTTCGTAACTTGGCCCTATGTTTCGCGTGGTGTCATCGACAAAGTTGTAGCTGTCACGGGCAGAAGTAACGATATTGCTAGCAAGCAAATCATTCCAATCTAAAAGATTAACGATTGCCGATACTGGCCCTACAACAGACCCGCGATTACCGGAAAAGTCCTCTGGCTGTATCCAGCAGTATCGCGTGGCGCTTGTTTGACCGGATGGAATAGTTACAGGCACAAAATATTCTTCCCCGTCCATAACCGCTGTCGGCAATGAAGGCCGAGAGGTATCGTCATCAATAAACACTCTCATGTGCTTAAAGTCTGCGTCTGTCGGGTTAGTCCATGTAAAGTTTATGCCTTTAGCGGTTGGCGTTCCTACGATACTGCCATGACCTGTCGGGGCAGACGTATCACCTGTTAGTGCGATGCTACCTGTTAAATCCGCAGACCTAACGCCAATAGTATTAACCGCCCTAACTTTTACGTTATAGGTTACTCCCGTACCCGAATACGAGCGCAAACCAGCTATCTGTATTTCTGTTTCTGTGGTTGTATTAAAAAACGTAGAAAGCGTGTCTGCGCTATCTGTTACTTCGACTTCGTAATATTCTATAAAGCCATCATCAGAAGCAGTCCATGATATTTTTAGCCCCGTGATAGTGCTACCGTCAGAATTGGCTAGCGTATATTCGGTGAGATTAAGCGGCGCTTGCGGAGCGCCTACGGTAGTACCGTCATTAGCGCTAGGATCGCTAGGCAAATTAAACGGATCTTCATCAGTCGAAGCTGTCCAATCGTATACGGCACTGTCCGTCTCAATTGCTTGTAGATTTACCGTTATGGTGCCATCTTGATTAACGTTGAGGTCATAGCCCATAACCTCAAAGGGCTTAGAGCTAAACCCTAGCCTATCATTACTGATGTTAATAAAGTCGCCAGCCTTAAAACGTAGCGCGGCTAGGTTCAGCGGCACATTAACCACAACCTGCTGACGCGATTTAAGCAGTGCGATTTTGGCTAATCTTTGCGCTCTAATATTATTGGTTACAAACGGCAACGGCATATCCAAGAATATTGGGTCACCGTCCTGCGCTTCGTATGTGCTAGATACCTTCGCAGGGTAGTCACACAGCGTGTAGTTTTCTTCCTCTGACAAGAACACGCCTTTGACAGCGTTATACATTTGCCTGCGGCTTTGCTTTGTCTGTACCGTAATTGGCCCAACCATCATAGTTTCATCAATGGTTATAGTAGGCGCGTGGTACTCTGCGGCCTGCACATAATACTTGCCGCCCATATAGGCAATTCTGCCGCCCATGCAAGCCGTTAATGCTTCTATGTTGCTTTTAATCGAATTCGCGGTATCTAGCACGCCATCGCAGTGATACCTGTCATGCGTGCCGCCAGCGTCTAGAGTAACTTGCTCATCACAGGCATCTGCCGCCGCTTCCCATGATGTAGCGTCCATTTCGTCTGACGGCGCACCAAGCCCGTAATAGTCATTAGTTAGGTAATCGCGCAACGCTAGAGCAGGGTTTTGTGACCACGCAGTAGTGTCTGTGCGCGGGTCATACAGCTTTTTGCCTTTAATTACGGCAGAGACATTTGGCACACCCTGCGGAAACTTTTTGCGATCTTCATCCCATGTTAGCTTGACGCGCATATATGCAATGTCGTTTAACACATGGTCTGTAGTCCAAAACGCAGACGCGGTAGTTAGCACGCTGTCCGAAGTTGTTTGGTCGCCTTTGTGAAAGCCAAAATCTGCGTAACTACCCCAATCGCTTAGAAAACTGCCGTTTTCCCACACCTTCTTGTCATTAAAATAAACCGCCTCAAAACTTTCGATTTCGTGGCACGCAAAACAGATGACTAGGTAAAGGTCTTTGTTCTGATTGGAGTTAGCGATAAATACGACTGCGCCACCAACGCGCA